AGGATTTGTAATCGCAATAGACTCCACATCCTCAAAATCTGTGACAAATTTATCCATGTCACCTCTGTCATAAATCTCTCCGTTCATGGTAACTTGAGTTATGACAATGGAACTTCCATCATTCAAAAGATGTTCTTCACCTTTTTTTATCTTGTCTGCAAAAATTTCTACTCTTGGGATTCCAGAATTAGGCCCTTTACCAGCTGGTTTTTGGAGTTCACTTTTACTTAAACTTGACTCAGTTATATACTTAGTAGTTTTACTAACGTAATTGACATACAACTTTTCACGGGGCTTCAACTGGCGAATATATCCTTGTAAGGGCATTCAATTTCTCCATAGAAATAAGTTAATAGTATTTATAAGTTGTTGTTATTTGTCAAGAGATACTTTCTGTTATAATAAATTTACGAGAGGGGTCTATCATCAAGTTAGCTTTTTTCATAAAATCTCTATTAATCAATAAAGGAGTTTTCTCCCCTCTGTCATCTAAAGTAAATGGTATATTTTTATATAAAATACCACTAAATGAAAAATCCATTTCAATAGAGGGCCTAATTTCTTCTCTATTTCTAAATCCGCCTAGTTTAATATTTTTCATTTCTTTTATAGGATGCGAAAGTTTAACTCCATTAAGTTCCCAACTTACTCTTTTACCTTGAACATCAATTTTATCAGCATGAATAACAGATGAACTAGAACTGTTACCAGTATCCATTTTTCCAACTAGTTTTCCTAATTTTTCATGTTCAAAAGTTTCCCAGACTCCACACAAATTAGGAACTTTCCACCAGTTATCACGAGCATAGAAATTTTTTAATAAATCCTTTACCACATCGCCTTTATTAGCTTTATCAAATCCTTGTGTGCCTGGACTACTATTTACCTCTAGAATAAATGGACTATCTTTATCTCTATTTTTAGCAGGAATAAAGTCTACTCCTACCCATGTTCCGTTCACTGCCTTTGCAGCTCTTATACAATCTTCCGTTTCTTTATCCGTGAGTTCATACGTTGAGACTTTTGCCCCTAGATGAACATTTGATCTAAAATCACCTTTTACTTTTTCACGTTTCATAGAGCCTAAAACTTGGTTGTTTAGAATCATAACTCTAATATCACCGTCAGACTCTAAAAAAGTTTGTAATATTAAAGAGATTTCTTCATCAACTTTGAATAATAGTTGAGTCATGCTTTCTAGTGCTTTTTGAGACTCAATAAACAACACACCAACACCTTTTGTGCCATGAGTTGTTTTTAAAATAACAGGAAATTTTGTATCTAATTTTTTAAAAGAATCTATCGCACTTTTTTCATCTGGTATCAAAACAGTGGTGGGTGTGACCAATCCAACCTCAGATAATCTAAGTGCAGTTCTATATTTGTCAGAGCAAATTTCCATACACTCTCTAGAATTTACACAACAATATCCAGATCGTTCTAGTGATGAGACTAAATCTTTCCATTGATCTCTAGCATTAACCCCCCCACGAACAATAATCAATGTATCTTTATCTGATATTTCAAAACCCTTGTCATCATCAGAATTGTGTATGTGTCTATTATTATTTTCATCAAAACTAAGATACGCACCATTGATGAAACACATATAAAAATCCAAACCCAAATCTTTACAAGCATCTTCAAACTTAGCAGAGGTCAAAAGAGATTTATGATTAGGCCAATCATCGGGCTTACGTGTAAGAACGACAACTTTATACTTCTCATCTTTTTGTTCTGTGATAAAGGACTTGAACTGTTCCATTATAGTTCTACCATCGGGGCAACTTCTTTTGCGATCATAACTCCTACCTCATGATCAGAGGGAAAGTGCCAACCTGCTTTCACTCGACTTAGACCACACTCTTCAGCTGCTGCTACCAATCCTTTTTTGTGTTGTGGATATATTTCAATATAGTGTTCAGCAACCAAACGAGATTGCACACTATGACCACTTGGATAAGATGGTGTTTGCATAGTATCAGATGGAAATTTCATATGGTTGATGTCTATTCCAAGTTCTCCTGCTAACTGCCAAGGCCGTATTCTCTGAAATTTATTTTTATAAAATCTACTAACTGCGGCACCCATTTCAACTAGCTTTGATATATCCTTACTTTTGTAGGACAGATCATTATAATCAAGATAGTTTCTAATAGCAAAAGTTGCAACCATATCGTGCTCCTTAATACTATTAATATCTTTCTGTGTCCTGTTTGAACCTAACTCTTTTATCCTTAATAATTCTGATTTAGCTTCTGGACTACTATTTCTTGGAGGCTCGGGCACACTAATTTTTTTCCAATCCTCACCTTTAAGGTAGGGAGTTGGTTTCTCATCCACTTTATCATACTTTAAAGAGTCTATGTCTTTTTGTTCAACAAAATGCCGAGTAAATCTTTTCATCAGACCTCTTTCTTTTTACCGATATTATACTTAGTTTCTAGTATCCAATCATTTTTCTCACGAAAAGACAAGACCTTAATTTGACTAAGAGGTGCAACATTAGATGCATCACCTTTAATAGAAATCAAATCCCAATCTTTTAGTAGATTTGAAATAGTGTTTCTACGTGCAATATCGTTTTCACTTAAATTAGTTTGCTTGCCATCCAAGGCAAATAACTCCTTAAAGTGAACTATGTAATACTTACCTTGTTTATGAAGGATATGACAGGATTGGTATAGTTTCTTTTCTTTCCTACTTGCAACACCGATCCGTGATAGCGTCTCACGAACTTTCAAAAAATCGTCAGGTTCGTTCAACCCAACTTCTAACATCTGCTCCTGTGTCCAATTAACTTCTTCCATTTTGTTTTCCACCTTTATTTAATTTTTGTTTTATGGTGGCGATTTGGTCATCATTTAGTATTGTAAGAGCTACCTTTGCTTTCTCGTTATTGTATCCATAAAACTCTTTAACATACTCTATATCATCTAACTTTTTCGCCTTCACCCAAGGAGTAAACCTTTTCCTTGGACGTAAACTATTTATCAAAAAGTCAAACTGAAGTTTTTTGTCTACATTAGGATATTGGTTGATTTCGTTAACCAATAGAATAGTATCTTGAAATGGAGCTAGACATTTATTCACGATGAATGGAGGGTATTTCTTCTCCCATTCTTCGTCCTCTGTGTCCATCAACCTCTCTTTGGTGTGATTGATTGCATTGAGATAGTCTTTTAACTCATACATTAATCACTAAACCCCTCACCTTTACAGAAGTGGTTTAGTCGGTGACGAAATACCACCCAACACAATTCAAAAAAACTATCTGCTGTATACGTTCCACTCTTTACTTTTAATTCATACATGACATTTAAAAACTACGTTAGTTCTTAGCTCGTAGCACTCCCTTGAAACTGGCATTGCCTTATGTGGCAGATGTGCATCGAATATGACCAGACGATTACCCACATATTCTACCAGTTGGCCATCTATCAGTGTTCCACCGTTCCACTCAGGTTTCCAATCTAGTCTAGGATAGAAAATCATGGTGAACTCACCATCATCCACATGTAAATGTGGTTCTACACCGTGAGTATGAGCATTACAGTAGATTCTCTCGTATATCAGTTCCTTACCAATTTTCTTTTTTGCAATGTCAAAAATCCATGTAGCCCAATCAAAACCATTTTCTAGACAATCAAGATCATCATGACCACAGAGAACGTGCCAATGTTTATTGGGTTGCCCTCTTTTAGATTCATAGTCATACTTCCAAGATAGATTTTTCACGCAATCCTCAACGAGAATAGCAACGTGATTTTCTAATACATTATCAACTACCTCAATCATTTAAACTTTGCTCTAGCCATAATCTCTGTCAGACATGCAAGAAGGTTTATCTCTTGATCGGCGGAAAATGCTGCCTTATATTGATACTCAGCCAATACACAGACAACATGAGGTATACAGCTAGGATCAACAAAAACATAAAGACTATCGTAAATACTACGAAAAAGCCGTACATGATCCATATCAAGATTGTTAACAACCCATTTTCTAACATTGGTAAATTCCTTCTCCTTCATGAACTTCATGAGTTCTTTGATATTTATCTCTGCCATATCAACAAGGATACCAGCATCAATTCTACCAGAGACAGAATACCTTTGCAGTTCGTTTAGAATGCGTCTCCAATCAGGAAAGTGTCTTTGAATTACCTCTGCAAGAACCTTTTTCTCATAGCTTATGTTTTCGAGGACAAGTATACCTTCCACTCTCAACATAAACTCTGAAGCAAGATTTTGTTTTTCAGATTTTGGAATCGTAAAATCAACCACACTACAACGAGAGTGTAGTGGTTCGATCAACCTATTTTTGTAGTTGCAAGTCAGAATGAACCCACAGTTCTTATGAAACTCTTCCATGAACCCACGTAGGGCTGGTTGAGTTGACTGTGGATTTAGATAGTCTGCTTCATCAAGAATGAGATACTTACGACCACCTTCAAGAGATACGGTGGACGCAAAGTTTTTAATCTTGGTTCTAAGAACGTCAATACCAGACTCCTCCGAACCATTGATCATCATGTAGGTTGCACCAATTTCATCAAGAACTGCCTTAGCAATGGTTGTCTTACCAATACCAGGCCCACCAGACAAAATTACGTTTGGTATATTACCTTGTTCCACAAACTCCTTGAAAGTGTTTTTTAGACTCTGTGGAAGTATGCAATTATCAACAGCTTCAGGGCGATACTGTTCGACCCATAAAAATGTATCCATGATTAATTACCATAGGACGACTCTGGCTCTAAGGCAATAAAATATTCAATGTCAAGATTAGAATTTTTAAAGTGACTAATCCTCTTTTCAGACACTTGAACATCATAGTTTCCTGGCAGTAGTTTAAGATTTTCTACTTTAAACCAGAACTTATATTTCTCTGTTGTATCATCACTGTCAATGACTTGAGTAGAGTAACTATTTGCAGTGTCATTCTTTTTGTCTGTAACACGTAGTTCACCAGATTCAAGAACCATATCAGGAACACCGATAACAGCTGCAGCCTTTGTTACTTCAGATAGAGTATCACTAGACAAGTTAAACTCAATTTCAGTAGAGGGCATCGTAACTTCTTTAGTTGGAGAGGTAACAACGGAAGGATCAGAATACCAATACTTCAAAGATTTCCCATTAGACCCATCTTCAGTAATAACAACATAGTCATCATTGAAATCTAAGTTGGGCTTTGAGAAAAGTGACAGTGCAGAGAGGAATTCATTCAAATCGTAAATAGCAAATTCCTTTGCAAACTTCTCTTCTACTGTAGCCTTTGCAATAATATTTTTCATTGCAGACATGGTGGAGATATCACTACCCTCTTTGATCACCAAGTTTTGATTAATCGTTGAGAAGTTCTTCAACACATTAATAGTTTCATTAGTTAATTTCATTATCACGTTTCTCCATATCATTTACGTAAAGTGCGATGATCCCATAGTGGATCACCTTCAACAAATCCTTGCGGTCTTTGCCATTCTTCTTTCCATATCGTTGTGCATACTTGAGTATGTTACCGATACAAAAACCCTCACCATGCCCACCATCAATGATGAACTCAGTTGCTTGAAACTTGTTCTTACTATAGTGCTCATCGTAGGTGGAATCAATATAATCGCACAACTCTTTGAGAGCCATGTCTTCATTGTACTTATAATCTATCTTCAAATTTTTCATATTGTCCATCAT